CCTCTTCTTATCTTTTATTGTTGGGTACATTTTAAACACTCCCTAGTCTGTAATATACATGAATTGCAAAGCAGTCACAACCATAAACCCACAAAATATAGTAAGTGAGAAAGTATAGTTTAGGTTAGCTAACACACCATAACCCAAGAAAGTAGGCAAAGCCATAAATTTTAATAGTTTCATCTTTTTAATTTTCATTTTATAATACCTTTCTATCTAACATAGACCTAGAAGGCTCTCACAAGCCCCCTACAGTGTTTAATATAGTTCCCCAATACTCATCAGCTCCCACTCAGAAAAATCAATCTGGAACAACTGTGGGGCTTTTGTGTCCTCATCATATACCACTATAAAATGACCTTTATCATTCCAAAACTTGCCCAAGATTTCAGCGTCTCTTAGTTCCACTTTTTGGTTTAAGTAGTCGCTTTTATACTCAATAGATTTGACATCTTTTACCCCAGCAGTAGAGAAACTACTACCAATAAAGATAAAAGCATAGAATAGCACAACAGCCAAGCCTATAATTTTAAAGATTTTATAATTTTTATTATTATTTTCCATGTTAGTTTTATTCTTCTTTCTGTTTCCTTAATTCCTTAAATCCCAAGGGGTAATTTTACCCCCTTACTTAATAGAATGAACGTCTAGTTTCTTCTACACCTTTACCAAAATCAGCATATAAAGTAAATTCATCAATAGATGGGCGATATTTAGCATAATATGGCAATTCTAGATGGTTAAATAGCCAACACAAGGCGTCACGGTCACTCTTACTTTCCCCATAAAACTCTTTTACAATAGGTTTTGAATCTTTTAGGCTACCAATTTCAAGAATAAGTGTCCCCCAATGATATAGGCAAAAATTTCCTGACTCTTTCCAATATTCCATTGTGTACTTACTTTCTAATTCTCCTACATATCCGTAAGCTCTCATACGTCCGTTGATGTTTGCGTGTCCTGTTTTCATAGCTTTATTAAATAATTTTTCAAGTGTTTTACTCATTTTTCTTTCTCTCTTTCTTATTCTTTAATAGTTAGGTAAGGGGAAAGAATCCCCAAACCTTAATTTTCAAACCATTTAGATAAAACAGACATAAATTCATTTTTATTATCAGTTTCAGCAATATCTTTCCCCCAATGGCTCAAAATATACTTATCAGCTTCCTCATCTTGTAAAACCTTATACAGTTTTGTATATGCATTTATATTGTTATTTGTTACTAGCAAATTATCATTATCGCTTATAACCTTTACCTGATGTTTTGTGATTGAAACCCTTAATGTTTTCATAGTTAACAGTAACCTTCCTTTGATTTTATTATATTTTGCATTAGTACAATGCTATTTTCTGACTATTCCCCCTTTTTATAGCTTTATAGGGGCAATCTGTTTACTTTTTCTTCTGGTCTGCTTTTTGCAATGTTTTAAGCAAGTCTAGAAAGCATATCCCTTACATTAAGAGGGCTTTGACTAGTATTATAATGCTTAATATGATTGTAGCACTTTAGAAGAATATAGCCCCCAATCCCTTGCAAGATTGGCGTTAGGCTTTACCTAAAAGGCTTTAAATGAAGTCTTTAGTAGTTAGTTGAGTGTATCCACGTTGTAGGAATCTATCTCTTAAATCTCTAACCTGTTTTTGTGTCATTCTTTCCATTACTCTATACTCGGCACGGTGTAGACTTACACAAGTAGAGTTGCTTTGCCCAAATACAAATGTTTCCTTTTCAATATCTACCATCACAAATAGGCAATATCCATATTTAGAGTATCTAGATGTATATAATTCAGTGTTATTGTAGTCAAATTTAGGTGTTTTCATGATATTTTTCTCCTTTTTGCCTTTAGGCTTGTTTTATTTTATGTATTTATTATAAACTATTTTAGTTTATTTGTCAAGAGATAATGTAGAATAATTTAGAATATTTTAGTTAATAAATCAATGTTTCTAAGCTATTTCTGTTACCTTTTAACTATAACTATTATATCATTAAGAGCTAGGCTTGTCAATAGAAATTTAACAATTTCTTGCGATAATTTGCGATATTTTATAGAAATTTTATTTAGTGTATTTAAGTAGAATTTTAGTATAGTAAATTTTACAATTTTACCATGTATAAAAGTATAGATAGATACAAGAGAGAGAAGGAAAAAGGGTGTATAGGATTGTAAGATAGTAGGTAAATAGAATCAAACATTTACGTTTTTATTTGGGGTGTTTATGTATGGTTTTGGTGGTAATTCACATAAAATGAATTATGTAAAATTTTCTAAGTAATCATATAAAAGGATTTTACCCCCTTAGCTCAAGTATATTAGACATTTATTTCTAGGTAAATTGGCAAGGTTAAAAATTTAATATAATAATAGGGTCGATTAAAAATGTAACTGCGATGGGTGGGCTTGGTTCTTACTATTGACCGATTAAAAAATACATTCAAAAACATGTTACCACTATCTCTCCATTCACCAATAATATGCCTAGTTAAAAAACGTGTTACCTACTACCCTACCCAAATTCCCCTATTCACCTATCTGCTGAGTTTACGAAGCTAAAAAGACCATAAGCTAGCTACGCAAGCAAGCCTACAGTCGTTTAAGTGTTATCTGTTGTTCTTTAAAGTATTCTAGTGTTACATTCCTCTTATGACTAGGCTTCTTGGCATAGTATTCTACTGAATTAAGGACTATAGAGTATAACATATCATAAGGGTCAAATCCTACTTCATTGGCTATTGTGTGTATGTAATGGGTCATCTTAGGTGCTGTTGTATTAAACATACCCATATATGACTTATAGTTAAGGTTCATGGATTCTAGCTTGTGTGATACCAGTACACCATACTTCTTGAGTGCCATTGTGGTTCTCTGTTGTATGTTATTAAGGTACTGTGGAGCTTTTCCACTCTCTTGTGCTATGTAGTCTGAAAGGAGCTTAGAATAGGCTTCATAGACTAAGGAATAGCTACCTCTGTGTTCGTATATGTAATCTCCTACCATTACTCCACTAGGAATTGTTTTACCTGTGAGAATAGGAATTAGCTTTGTGTATCTACTATCTTTTGATAGCCATTCATAGAACTCTTGTGGAAGTGTACTAGGAACTAACAAAAGAGGTTCTATGGTGTTGTTGTATAAATTATACACAGTAGAGTAGAACCAATTAGCAAAGTCTTGGTCTTTCAGTACAGGGAGTAAATAGTCCACAATAAGCCTTGATTTCTTGTGAGGTGAATGAAAGGAATTAGATAGCTCACAAAGCTCTTCTGTTGAAAGGTTAAGCTCTTCACACAGCCCTTTAGCTCCTCCAAATAGCTTGCTTACTGTGTACATTGGTCTTTCACGATAGGTTAGCTGATGCACAGATACTTTATATCGAGATTTTATGAAATGCTTAATTTGTCTTTTTAGGTCTTGGTCAACGAGTTCTTTATCTTCAAATTGAATAGCAAGTGTGTATTCTTCCTTGGTAGCAAAGGTCACACCTCTACTCTTTTTATCATGGTTAAAATGCCAAATGATTTTTGTGTTCATGTTTTATCCTCACAGAATAGTATAGCACAGTTGAAGCCTAAAAGCAAGGGGTAATTGTAAATTATTCTATTTATCCTTTTGTGCGATATGTAGAATATGTATCTTTTTGGTGGAAGTATAAGTTAGCTATATTATATATAATTATTCTTGTATATAGTAATAGTATATGTGCTCTATTCCAAATTATCCGAGGTAATTTTAGGAGACTATGTACACTTTTGATGGAAGTATAAGTTATCTTTATAATACTACATACTAGAGTATATATATAATACTAGAATAATAGTATTCTTGTATAAGCAATAAAAGATTACATAATAGCACTCTGATAGACCAAGCAAAATGTCCGCAATCAAGTTGCAAACATTTTTTGGGGACGATACAAGCTCCGCACAGTTGAGTGTATAATTACCTCTTGACATTCTCTTCTGTGTGTGTTATAATTTACTCATGGTTAAGATTTTATCTCTTGACCTTTCCACAAAGAGTTCTGGCTACTGTGTGATAAGTAATGGTTCTGTGATTGATTATGGTACTATAGCTTCACAGGATAAAGACTTTACGGTGAGAGGTCAATACATGGCAGAATTTGTGAGATTGCTTTGTGAGAAGTATGGAAAGTTCGACAAAGTAGTGATTGAAGAGCTTAAAGTCATCTCAAATCAGAAAACACTTGTGATGTTAGCGATTGTGCAAGGAATGGTTCTTAGAGAGCTTAATAATTCTCTTGTAGAATTTGTATCACCTACTGTGTGGAGAAAGCAATTCTCACTCAATGGCAAACGAGAGGATGCCAAACGAAAGGCTATAGCTCTGTGTACAAGCCTAGGGTATAAAGTCAAAAATGATGATGAAGCAGAAGCAATTCTCATTGGACTGTTCACACTTGACAAGTTTGTTTCTGTGTGATATACTAGGTAACGAGATTATAGTTCCATCCCTACATTTGGTGATAATGTAGTGGAATATTTCACTTGGCGAAAATCGTCAAGCCTCCTTTCAGTTTTTCCTACAGAGTTATCCTTTCCTCTGTGGGTTTTGTGCGTATGGTGAAGTGGCTTAACACAGTAGTCTGCAAAACTACCATTCGTGGGTTCAAATCCCACTACGCACTTTTGGTTGATAGGTATCACTCTTGTGAATACTAAATGGTGGTATTTCCCACCATAAGCACCCTTGGTGTAACTGGATAACACATAGGATTTCTACTCCTATACTCCGAGTTCAAGTCTTGGAGGGTGTATTAAATTTTTAGAAAGGTAAAGATAATGGCTAGTAAATCAAAATTATACTCTGAGACTATGAGAGAGTTAAGCTTGCTTGATGAAAAGTCACTAGAGCTTTACCAAATGCGTTGGGGTCTAATTGACGTAGATGAAACATTACTCAGCGAAGTTGGCTATGAGGTCTATTCCCAAATTCCTCCTTGCACTCCAGTAGCTAGAAATGCAATGTTACAGATTATGGCTTCCTTCGAGGATAGCTATGAGCGTAAAGAGTGGGCTGACCGTATTGAAGGTAAAGCTACACAAACTACAGTCAATGTGAACCATGATACTAAAGATGGTGTTGATGAGCTTAAAAACTACACCAAAGCCAAACTTGACGAGTTGTTTGGAGATATGTAATGGCATCACACAGTCCTAGAGAAGACCTCTTCCAAAAGCATTATGATGAGATAGTATCCTTACTTCAAGCCTTTGTGAACTCCGTTGTAGTGAGTGGAGATTACCTAAGTGCTGAATCTTCCCTAATTGGGTACTTGATTGACATGTATTCTTCTGTGTTCTTAGACGAGATTGATTATATCCTTGATGCGCTTGGTGTAGATTTAGCACCAGAGGAAGTAATTGAGATTAGAAACGGTGTGAATACTTCTGCTTTTGCAAGAAGCAACTATGGCAGACTGAAAGAAATCTTAGATGCTCATGCTAGTGACCTTAGAGCTAAGTTGATTGATTCTATTGATACTGTGAGCTTTGATGATATTATCAAAGAGTTCAGCAGTAACCTAGAGCGATTGGCTTTGAGTGAAGTCCAAATGGGTATTGAAAAGGCTTCTGTGGAAAGTGCCAAGTTATTTGAGCTTGTTACAGAGAACTCCATTCTAAAAACATGGAACTGTATTGGGGATTCTAATACTTGTCCTACTTGTTTAGCTATGAATGGATTGACTATACCTGTGACAGAAAGTTTTTCAGCAGTAGCTCCTTCTGTGGGCATTGTTGAGCAATTAAGCTATACTGGAGGAGATATAGTCTATGCACACCCAAGATGCAGATGTTGGGTCACTTATTCAAAAGCGTAAGGTACTCTCCAATCGTGAGAAGTTATCTATACTTCTTGACCAAGTAACCCCACAAGACCAACTTAAAGATGCTGTGAAGGGTAAAATCCCTAAACACTTTAAGCGTAATACCATTCGAGAAAGACATGGTTTTGAGAAAGAGCTTGAATATTACAAGTTAGGATTTACAACAGCCCTTTCTGAGTTTAATTTAGAGCTTTGGTGGTCTCAAGCAGTCCAATTTGGAGCTTTCTTAAGTGGTGATTACAAAACTGGTTACTGTGTGGCAACTCCTCGTTATGGTAAATCATTCTTGTGTGGAATCATGTCTAACCATTTTGCCTATGAAGGTGAAAACTGTTATGCTGTAGGTTCAACACAAGAATATTCTGGTATCATTATCCAACACGCAAGAGAAATCTTGGTAAATGCTCACCCTGATGTTAAGGCTATGCTCTCGTTTGATGAGAAAGACGTAACAGCAGTAGATAAGCGACTTAAACGTGGTCTATCCTCATTCTCTAGTGAGGGTTTCACCTTCCGTAATGGAGGTAAATTGGAGGGTCTTAGTGCTGGTTCTAACTTCACTGACCCATCTAAAATCCACGTCATTGGTCGTGGTGGTAATATGTTTGGAGATGAAGCATCAGATATTTCACCTATAGCACTTGGTCACATGGGTCGTAGGGAATTTGAGTCTGATGATGGACGTAAGCTCATTATGTATCTAATCTCTAACCCTCGTTCACTTAACAACTTCTATGACTTCATGACCAATGATGACTTAGCTGATGATGAATTTGTTATGTGGCTTGACGTTGTGACAGCCATTGAAGAGGGTAGTATCCGATACACAAAAGAAGAGCTTATGCGTTCACAATTCACCATTACAGAGGATTCTATTCGTGAAAACCTTCTGTGTGAGTTTCCTACAGAACGTTCAGCGTTCTTTGATTCCTCACCTAATGTGCTAGATTCATTTGACCCTAAATCAGAGGACTATGATTACTTCATTGGTGTGGATAGTGCCTATAAGGGTGCTGACAGTATTCAAGTTACTGTTACTGTGGTAGATAAACATAATCACTTCACTGTGCTAGATACAAAAGATATTAAGCCTGCTGAGTGGATAGATGGTATAACTGCCATAGAAATTGTTGATAAGATTGTGACTCTAGCTAACAGACTCAATGCCAAAGCTATTGGTATAGATGCTGGTGGAGGAGCACATATCGTTCAACCACTGAAAATGAGAAGACTAGGTGGAAAGCTAAAGTGTCCTGTGTATGACATTAACTTTGGTGGAAAGCCTACAGAAATTAAAGTATTGGCAAAAGACCCTAGTGCTGAATATGCCTATAACAGAAGAGCAGAGATGCACCTAATGTTAAGAGGTATGATGGAAGCACAGAGGGTATCCTTTGTTAAATCTGTGTGGGATAGTATTAGTCGTCAAATGTCCTTTGTGTCTGAGATTCAGAAGCCAGAGGATAGATTGGTTAAAATACGTCCTAAATCAGAAATTAAGAAATTGTTAAAACACTCTCCTGATGAATTGGATAGTGTGTTGCTATCATTACATGTAGCTGAGTTATTCTACCTTGGAGGTTCTTAATGAGCTGTGGAAAGTGCAAAAAAGATGACTGTGGTGGCTCTTGTGCAATGGATAGATACTTCAATGCTGAGTATAAAGATAGGCTGATTTTTCAGAGTTCAGGTTTTAGAGGTTCACCAGTAGGTGAGAATCTAGAGGACATTGAAAAATTAGCTCTTGACCTTCCTGATGTTGATTATATCCTAGATAACATTGTGAACTACATGTTTACAAATTATCTAACCACAGAAGACTTCACTAAGGACGAAACACTCAGAAAGTATCTCTATGCACATAACTACAATGGTCAAAGAAATTATGATGTGTTAAAACAAGTAGCAAAAGGCTATCGTAAGTATGGTTATTATGGAATCCTAAACACTGGTGATGGTCTTGTGGGAGTTCACCCTAAAGATATTCTTGCTTGTGTGATTGATTACCCTAAGATGCCTGTGCTTAGACAGACTCTTACATACTTGATTAAAAATAATAATATCTTTGTGACACCTTATGACCGCAAGACAGGGAATCCTAGAGTAGCTAGTGATTATTCTGAGGACGATATTAAGGAAATTCTAAAAGACCCTAAACAGTTCAAGAATGAGGTAATGGTTGTTACAGAAGACCAATTCGCTTGTGTGAGGTTAGATACCTCTCAAGTATTCTGTATGTCTCCATTGCTTAAAGACCGTAAGCGTGTTGAACTTATCCTCAACATTCTGAATCGTATGAATTATGATATTTCTAGAAATGGTATTGGTACGATTGCATTGCAAGCTAAGGATACACTAGAAGAACAGATTGAGGAAAGTGTAGAGCAAGGTACGTCCTTTGGAAGTGGCGATTTACTTGATATGGGTAGACAAGCCAAAGAAGAGCGTAACAAGAAGATTGTGGAAGATATGAACGCTTTTGCAGAGAAGCTATCTGAGACAGAGTTCAATGATGCCATTGTGTATTCAGGAAACTTCCAAAACCTTGAGCAACTTGAGCGTGATACAAAAGCTACAGATTTCTTGGACTACCTATCGCAGTATGTTCCAGCTATTATCTGTCAAATGTTTGGAGTTCCAGCACGTCTCTTTGACCTTAACAAAACTGTGTCTAACATTGGTACTTATAGTATCATTGATAACTCTATGAAGAACACCATTATTCCAATGCGTGACCACTTCATTGGGCAGATTGTTAAGTTGCTCCAAAACGCTACTGGGCTGACAGAACATATTAAGTTTGATAGTTATGAGTTTACAACAAACTACAACTACAATAATGACATTTATATCCTTGATGTTTATGATAGACTCAAAGGTATTGATGAGAATATGGCAGAAGCCTATTTGAAGAAAAATTTGATTGTGTAGGTAAGAAATGACAAGTAAGATTATGAGTATTGAGGAGCTATCTAAGCTCCAAGGTAACTTCCAAGATGCAGTCCAAAGTGATGCTCCTGTGGCTATCCAAACAGCTACAAACTCTGTAGTAAATGGAGATAGCACTAAGATTGGAAGTATTACTCCAAAAGACTATACTGTGACTTTATGGTTGCCTATTGTTGGTCAAGCTCCTGCTGGAGCTGAGATTGTACAAGATGGTAAAGCCTATGTACAAGAGGTCACTGCTAAAGAAAAGTATATTACACCTCGTATTGCTCGTAAGGTTCGTAATTATGCTTCAATCATCTCTATTGCCTTCACAGACTTTAGAGAAGATGGCTCTACAGAAATCTACACACCAGATGATTTATTCAAAATCTATGAAGTGTTTGATGATAACGTGATTGATGCTTGTGAGAAATTGGTAGGAGAGGTTCTAGGTATTCCTGAACACCTTACAGCTTATATCACAGATGTATCACTCATTGAAAACTGTGGAAAAATCTTAAGAGAGAACCCTTCATTTTTTCAAGTTGATTAGTTACCTAGTCCGTTATAACTGGGCATTTACTCAAGGGGCAATTAAGCCACTAGATGAGTATAAAGGTCTAGCTTATGAGGATATGGTAGTAGTTGAGCTTGATGATGTAGAAGAAATGGCTCTCACTCTGTGTAAAGAATACAATATGGACTATGGTTATGTTCTTGATAGAATGTACTACCCTGATGTCACTGTGATTTATGCTAAGTTGGCTAACGAGAAAGCCTTCACAAGTTATAATGATTACTTAAACCTAGATGAACAAAGTCAAGGTAAGTATGTGACAGACTATGGTAAGCCTAAGCCTTATGTATATCAAATCCTATCTGTGGATAAGCAGAGAGCAAACATTGAAGACAAAAAAGACGGACTGAGAAACATGTACCGTCATGGAGGAAAACTAGATGACTAACCTTATTTCAGACGTACTTGGTTTCTTAGATGAGAAACGTAGCAAGATTACTCCTGAATATGTACGTTCTGGTAAACCTGTATATACTCTTCGTAAGTATGCAGAAATTACAGACCTTGATGCAGAAGTGCTAATCAATGGTGGAGAAATGAACATTACACAAAAGATTCCTACAATCGGTGCTAATGGTAATATGCTTCGTACACCTCGTACTTCTTACGCTGTGAACGTAGACGTAGCCTTTGACAATCGTGTGAAAGTAGCTACAGAGACATTGGAAGATGGCTCTACTGAGAAAGTATACACCTTTGTGGTTGACCAACGTGCCTTGATGGAACAATCATCAGGACATATCTATGCTAACTATGTTATTGGTTATGTAATAGGTAATGGTGCAAAAGATGGTAAGAAACCTAAACCAGAGGTTCGTGGAGTTATCCATATCAAGGAAGATGAGTTCATTAACGACTTTGATACTACCTTTGATACACAAGCAATGGAAGATATTATGGATATTATCAACAAGTATAAACTTGAACATGGTACTGCAAAAGTAATTTCTAACATTGAGTTCTAACTAAAAGTCATGAGAGTTGTCAAACTCTCTTTTTTTGTTATACTATTATTAGAACATTCATGGAAAGGAGCATATACATGGCTACGATTAAAGTTCCAATTATGCACTTAAAGCTAGAAGTTGCTGGTAAGACTAAAGAGTTCAAATCACCCTTGGCAGAAACAATTCTAGCACAAGTACGCAAAGTTGTAGTTGGTCAAGAGCAAGTTCAGTATTATGATGTAGAAGCTAACAAGTTTAAATCATTTACTTACTGCTGTGGGGATAAATACTCATTCGACTACACTGTGGAAGAAGTTAAGCTCAAGGATACTGAGTTTGATTGCTATGGTTTCCCTATTACATACGCTGGAGATAAATAATGGAAGTTAAAACAGTAAGTCAAACTTACGAAGAATACCTCCGTGAAGTTCGTGCAAAGCAATTTGGACGTGAATCTGATGTTATCTCTAAGATTACAGAAGGTACATTAGTGAAGGTGGTAGATAATGAGTAAGTTTAGGGTTGCTCGCTTTCTCCAACGTGATTTAGTAGTTCGTGTAAACTTCTTAAACGAACGTGGTATTATTCAAAATCAACGCAAGTTCTTTGAGTTCTACCCAGATAACAATCAAGAGAGCAATGGTTGGTATACAACTACTGACCAAGTTCTCCTTGAGAGTATTAAGGAAGCTACAGAACAACTACCTTTCACACCAGAGACAGAAGCAGGTTTGAAGAAAGATGGAGTTCCATACGAGTATTCATACTGTGCATCTTGTGGTGGTAAGAAAGTGAGAAAATTAAAGTACAATTTGTTTGAGGTTATTGACTAATGCCAGTTAAAACACAGATAGCAGAAAGAATTATGAATGAAATCAATAGCTATATTGAGAAGAAAGATAATCTTGATGCAATGATGAACCTCTCAGCTCACAAGCAAGAGGTAGAACGTCTGTCTGTGGATAAGGTTGATAATTCAGAAGGGTACATGACACTACTATCAGAGGGTTCTGTGCTCTATACAGACGACACCATTCGTTTGTATTTGTGTAAAGGTACACTCAAGAAATGGTATGACAGTATTGATGGTACTTTTGAAGGATATGTCTCTACAGGACACAGAGATTTAAACTCTTACCCTGTTAGAGAAGGTTATTTTAGAAAATCAGACCTTAAATTGGTACAAGATGAAACTGGTCGTTATGACCTATTGGTAAAACCCCATGTAAATCTAGAATTGAGCAATGTGAAAGACCTTATCTTACAAGATGAGCCTTTTGCCATTTCATCAGAGTTTCTGTGGTATGCTAAAGAGATACAAGACAGTGACATTGAAGAATATGCCAAGCTAGTTGTTTATAACATTGAACATGGTGGGGATATTGACGTACCAATCACAGACGAAATTGAAATTACAGGGTTCTCCTTTGTGGGGAATCCAGGAAATGCAAAGAGTGGTGGATATGAGCCATCACTATTAGTAAGAAATGAGGAAGAACACTTGAATAAGAAAGAAATTCTAGATAAAGTGCTTGCTCACCTTTCAGCAGAAGTATCTACAGAAGAAGCAATTACAGAAGAAGTAGTTGCTACAGAGGAAGTTGCAGAAGTTGAAAAACCAGCAGTAGAAGAAGTTAAAGAAGAACAAACTACTGTTGAAGGTGATACATTAGCACAAGCTATCGCATCTATTGAAGCGTTGACTACAGAAGTTGAAGCCCTTAAAACAGAAAATGCTGAGTTGAAAGCTAAGGTGGCTGAAAAAGAAGCTAGTGAAAATGCTGTAGATGAGCAACTTGCTAAATTGGCTACATTGTTAGAAAAAGCTAACCCTGTGGTAGAAAAAGCAGAAATCAAAGAAGAACAACCTGTGAACCGTTTTGGACGTGTTCGCTTTGGAGGACAATAAAGTGAGTACAACTAATTTTGATATTTTGTTGGGTGAAGCTATTGACAACTTGTATGAGCGTACTAAAGCCCAACTAGCAACTAAAGAAAACTTCACTAATGAAGATGGTAAAATCCCATTCGGTATCTCTCGTGACTGGTCTAAAGCAGTACCCTCACTAAGAGAAGTTGGTATGGGTGATGAACTAGTTAACGACATTCTTAAGCGTTTTGAGCAATCAAGTTTTGGTGCTTTGAGACAAGCTAAGAACGGTGACTGGATTATCGAGGGAATTACTTGGGGAACAAAAGCACCAGACTTTGCTAATGACGATTCTGATGCCTGCTGTTTTACTGAGAAATTCACTATGCAAGCTACTGGTGATGCTACTCCTGTACGTTACCTATGTTTTAAAGACTGTGAAACTCGTCTTGACCGTTTGATGAAAGACAAGATGCACTTCAAACAAGGAGACCTTATCAACATCTTCCAACGTTTGGGTATGTCTTATGAAGAAGCAGAACAATTTATGGCATGGTACACATTCGCCTTTATCGTTCAACGTCATATCGTTCAAGGTATGTTGAACTTTAGTGGTCAAGGTCTACGTCCTTTTGCTGGTGTGGCTGAAATGATGTCTCACCCAGGGGTAACTCCTATTGATGCTTCTGGTTCAGTTATTGGTGCTTTCCGTCAAGTAGCTTGCTACCTAGATGTATTGGATAACCAATCAGCTCGTTACAAAATCTATGTACACCCACTAACTCTTCGTGGAATCAAAGCTGAAATTGTACCTGGTAAAGATGGTAAACTACCTCAAGGTTGGTCTGTGAACGGTGAGTCTATCTCATTCAAAGGTATCCCATTCGGTGTATCTTACCACTTGCCTTATGACCTTGAACAAACAATGACTGGTGAAGCCTATGTAATTGACTTGGCTCGTGTAGAAGCATTGACTCAATACGACTTGTTCGTACCTCAATCTTCAATCCACACAGTTCGTACAGAAGATGTTTCAAAACCAGGGTGTGAAGTAATCTGTGACAAGTATGAAAACTTCGGTTTGGTACACACTAACTCACATATCTCTCACCTTCTTGTGGCAAACATTCCTCTTGAACAAACTTGCCCTGCTGTGGTATTTGAACGTATCCAAGGTCTTCTTACAGGTCTTAACCCATTCCCAATGGCTACAATCCCTGCTAAATAAGGAGATAAGTTATGCAACCAGCTCTTGAGCTAATTAAGATTACTCAAAATCTTCAAGAACGTTGTGGTTGTTTTGACTGTGATGATGGTGCAACTATGCAAAGGTACATGGAGAGCTTTCTCCGTGTCCTTGCTAGATTGCTCTGTTGGACTGATGGTGAATGTTCGACAATACTAAGAGCCTTAAGACATGAAGTAATTCCACTCACGAGTTTTCACCTCTGTGGGTGTGATGCTATGGTGGAGGTTAAGCCTTACTATTGGAAAGGTTTTGACCCCACTACACTTAAGGTATATATGCACAAGAGAAAAGGTCTTGAGCGTGAAGAGTATGAGCTAGATACAGATAAATGGAATTGGTCTTTTGTAGATGGTACAATCCTTGTGAATGTAACTGATGAGCTAAGTCCTTGCTGTAAATGCTGTGACCCTTGTTCGTGTGAAGCTGAGTATAAACTTGTGCTTGACTATGAAGCTGGGTATACCTCTGAAACTTTACCTGATTGTGTGTATGATGCAATGTGTCACTTCCTAAATATCTTTATTGCCTATCAGAATGACTGTGGTACTTTAGATGAGTGTGCTAATATGGATAGATTGGCTGTAGGAGCTGTGCTTAAGCAGAAATCAGTAGACTATATTGTACGAGAATGGACAGTAGACCAATCGAGTATTGATAGGTATTATGTGAAGCTCATAAATACATGGGCATTACAAACACTAAGTTCACTATCACTGTGTAAGAGGGTTTACACAGATAATATGTATTTGACCATTGGAAGAAGGAAAGAATGTTAGTAAGATATAATGGTGAATATGCTAGAGAGTCACGCTCTTATGGCTGTTCAAAGTGTGGTACTGGACGTTCAATCAATGGTGTGGAGACTTATAAGACTGTGTATCGTACCTACTATAGTGGTCGTCTTTATATCTTTGAAAAAGATAAGGTATACCCAGTAGATGATATTCTAGGTAAGTATTTGAAAAACCTAAAATACACAGACAAAGATGGAAACATTCGCAACCAATTTGAGGAAGTTCCAGATAACATGGAGAGTACATACACCAATACGGACAATGAGATGACCTTATAAGGAGGTTATCATGGCTCTCCCTTGGAATAATAAGGAAATCCTTGTGTTAAGACAAGGTACTGCTACTCCCACTTATGATGAGAATAGTAGGCAAGTAATGAAGTGTTTGTGGGAAGAAGTGGAGCATATTAAGTGTGTAGACCACATGCCAACGTCAAGAGGAGCTGAAAGTGATGCTACAACAACGCATAGCTTAGAGACTTCAAGACAGCTAGAAACATTTTATTTTTCATTACATAACCAATCCCATGATTGTGATTTTGATATTAAGCATGGGTATTATATATTGCAGAGAATTTCTACAAGGTGTAACAGATTTAGTTGCCCAGAAGATGCTGGTTACCTATTTTGGAAAGTGGTAGCTAGTAGAACGTATGAGATTCTTCCTGGTTGCTGGGACGTGAAATTAACTGGTGAGAGATTAGCTGGTCGTGAAAGTGAACAGTTACTCTTAGAGTGTAAGCCTTATGTAAAACAACTACAGGGGGTGATTACTCGTGACCACGATTGATATTCATGACTGGAAAGGGATAGAGTTTGCAAAAGAGTTTGTAGACTTTACTGTGACAGGTATGCTAGAAGCCAAGGCTATAGGTTCTGTGAAAACAGGTCGTATGGTTCGCTCAATCAAGATGAAGAAGATTGGTGATGGCTTCTCTGTGTATGCTGATAGAAATGATTATCCTCCAACTAAGAGAGGAAAAGAACGGTACTATGTAAATACTTATATGTTTAAGGGTTACAAGTACAACCCTGCTTTCCCTTTTATCTTTACAGCTTTTGATACTGTAGGTGATAGTGATAACCTTGTGGACTCAACTAGTGGATTCTATGGTATATATAAAGCTCAAAGACCATCAGGGAGAAGAGGTTCAGGAACAGCTCATTACACTTCTAAGGACACAGCTCCAGGAAGAAATTATCTGTATGCACAGGGAAGTAAGGGCACAGTTAAGATACCAGGGAGATTAGCTAAATGATTAGTGCTGTGTATATCAACATTAAAAAATGGCTACAAATGTATGGTGCTGATGTGCTTGACTACTTCATTCAACCAGACCATATAGATGAGCTAGACCCAAGAAAACGTTATGATAACTTTGACGTACAATTTAACCAACATGTAGGAACGTCTGAGCATTTCCAACTAAATCAAGGTGTGGAGTTCCCATTCCTAGCCATTGATATTACTTGTGATAATAGTGCAAAGTGTTTCTCTAAGGTATATGTAAACTTCTCTGTGTACTACTCTCCAGTTACACCTCCTACTGGTAAGGTTTGTATTGAGAACACTCCAGAGGGTAAACTAGAGTATAGAGAAGAGGTACATTGCCAACTTAAGAATATGTTGGTTCACCAAGTTAAAACACCGAGAGGTATTCAGAGAAAGACATTCGCTCAAGATGTAGCTTCATTAGATGGTTGGTACTTACCAATCCGTGTGCAAGTTCAAGACATTGGTTGTCCAGAGGACTTCTCTAATGAGTTAGTAGATGAGGTAGAAATGTTCTCATTCCCTGCAACGCTCTCAATATTCACATGTCTATAAGGAGAAAAGAGATGGCTGTAGAACAACCATTAAACCTTGATGAGTTCTTTATGTCTCGTAATGAGATTGCTAACCGTCATGGTGGAAAATTAGAGCTTCAAGCTATTGCTCGTGTGAGAGAACACATGGTAGATGAAAGCTCAAAAAAGCAAGTTCAGGAAACAGTTAAGCCTGTAATTAAGGAAGAAACTGCTCCTGTAAAACCAAATGTAAACCAAGACAAAAAGGAGAAATAGATGTCTAACTGTTTTGTAGATATGTCACACCCTATGTACGGTTACAACACACAAGATAAAGATGCTAAAATCATTGTATCTATCACAGAAGAGATTCGTCCTTGTGTACGTTGGAAAACAAGCAAACAAATTCAGATTCCAGCAGGAACTCTTGTGAGCTATGTCCGTAAAGATGTGCCAGAAGACCAAATCAACTGTAACCCTATTAAGTGTTTGAATACAGGTACTTTGTATGTAAACCCTGCTGATAAGAAGGCTTCTGCTAAGTTCCAAGTCCGTTCTGATGCTGATGACTTTGCTCTAGGGTTCAACATGGTATACTTGAAATTACCAAAAGCTGGTAAATATGAGTTTAAAGCTATTGTATCTGACTTTAAAGATGTAGCTCAAACAAACTCTTATGTGTACACTTACACATTCAATACATCAGCTCCAGGTTACGTTCTTCGTACTGTGGACTTTGCAGATTCAAGAGTAATGACTCAGACAGGTACAGGTTGGAAACCAACTGACCACGGTGTTGTTGTAACTTATGAGGTAACTTATAAGGGAGATGATGCTCTTACAGGTCACATTGGATTCTCTTCACCAGCTATTGTGAATGACCGTTCTGAGCTTCGTAAGTTCTCTAACGTATTACTTTCATGTTTGACTTCATTCACACACAACGTCTCTGTACCTGCTACTGATGCTCGTTGCTTTGGTCGTCAATATGATAAAGCTCAAGTTGAGATTACAAAAGAAATTACAGCAACTACTACTTCATGTAATGACTACTGGTTGAATCCACTTCAATCTATGTCTAAGAAAATGACTAGTGGAGTTCCTGTTACAGATAGCTTCACTGTGGAAGAAATCACTGTAGATGGTAAACGTTATGGCTCATTATTGATTCCTGACCTTTACTATGAAGATTGTAACACAATTACAGTTTCATCAGACCGTTGTGCTTGTACTTACTTGTCTAGTATGCCAATGTCTCCAGGTATCGAACTTGAAGATGATGAGTTTATTGCTATGACACAACAATATCATGGATATGACCGTGGTACTGTGCTTGTAAACCCAATGTACATTGGTGAGAAATTGTTGGTTACTTACAATGGTGAACGTGACGTAGAGTTGATTGTTGCTAATGACAAAAGACTTCGTAACACTCACTTTAGAGTTATCCAAGAAGTTGAAAACACTCGTGGAATTAAAGAATACTATGTATTCAACAATGTCCTTATTACTGAAAACTCTCGTGAGTTTGGTACGGAAGGTGAAATTACCTTGTCACTTACATTCACTGTGTCTCGTGATGAAAATGGTAACTTCTATGAAATCCGTAGAAACGTTGAGGACGTAGCGTAACCATAGGAGAAAAGTATGACAATTAGAACCATTAAGGTTGATATTACAGGTTTAAAGGAAATTGAAAAAGCCCAGAAGTCTGTGTCAGCTCTTAGGGATTCTGTGTTAGACTTTGAGAAGAAACTAAAAAAGATGGGCGGAAAGAATACTTCTCCGCTCTCTTTTAATGTTAACTTGAATCTTAATACAGATAAAGCTCTTAGAGACTTTCTATCCCTTAAAAAACAAATTGAGAGTATCCCTATCAATGTAAACAGCAAAAAGGGAAAGACTACAGATTCTAGTGTAATCTCTGTTGATAAAACCCAAGTAACTAGACCTAAAGAGAAAGTAGCTGAATATGTAAAAGTCCGTGACCAAGACTACCAATCATGGAGAAACCTTCATAAAGCTGTTCAAGATGTTACAACCTCTACAATGGGATTGTCATCACAAATGATTAAGCTAGGAGCAGTAAATCCAGCAAAAGGGTTACTCTCTGTGTTTAATAAGGTTAACTCTACTGTGCTTGGTATTCAAAATAATATCATGGGCTTAGTAGGTAACAAGGTAACTGGTGCTTTAGGTAATGCTATTCAAGGTACACTAGGTGCTGTGAAGAGTGGTGTTGGTCAGCTTAAAGATGAAGCTAATAACCTTGGTGATGCCATGCAGGTTTATAGAATCAACATGGAAGCTCTAGGCTTTAGTGAGAAAGAAACAAACAAATCCATTAAACGTCTAGGTGACTATGGTAAGGCTTCTGTGTTTGATGCTACTGACCTCTTAGAACAAGCTTCTACATATACTGCCTATGGACGTAAAGATGCTGAGGACATTGTTAGAGGTTATGCAGGTTTACTAGCTCAAACTAAGAACCCAGTTCAAGGTATGAAAACAGTTACCACACAGACCTCACAAATGCTTGCCAATGGTTATCTAAACCAAGGTGACTACCGTTTTATTCGTGAACGTCTATCAGCTCTAGGTGCTTCTAAATTGAATGAGGAGCTTCTTAAGATTGCCAAGTCTAAAGGTGAGGATTCTATCACTGATGCAACTCGTAAGAAGTTGATTACAGCCAATGAATACCTTGACATAGTAAACAAGTTAGGTAATGAGGACACATTCCAAAACTTAGTT